TCCAGGTTTTGGATACACTTCTAATCCTACAGTGCAGGTTATTGGAGATGGAGCAGGAGTTGCTGCAACATCTAAGATAGAAAATGGTGTAGTTGGTATCGTCACAATCACTTCAGGTGGTTCAGGATACACTACTTCTCCAACAATAACATTCACAGGATTATCAACGGTATCTGCTGCTGCAACTGCAACAGTTAGTGCTGCTGGAACAATCTCTGCAATACACATTAGAAATGCTGGCGTAGGTTACACGGTAACGCCAACTATTTCTATCGCATCACCAGGTAGCTCTGGTTCAGGAAACTACTCATTTAATGAAACTATCACAGGTGGAACAAGTGGTGCTACTGCAAGAATTAGAACATGGGATGCAACTACAAATGAGTTGGAGATATATAATATCACAGGTACATTCAGATCTGGAGAGACAATCACAGGATCATCTTCAGGTGCATCACATCTAATTCGAGTTATTGATTACACTAACTTTGATGATGCTGGATATGGTGATAATGATGAGTTTGAATTACAGGCAGATGCTATTTTAGACTTCTCAGAGAACAACCCATTTGGCATGCCATAAATATAATATAAGAGGTTATAGCAATGTTTGAGTATTTTTACAACGAAATTTTAAGAAAGACCATCATCGGTTTTGGAACTCTGTTCAATGGTATTGCCATAAAACAGGATGGATCTGTTGTAAAAGTTCCTTTGGCATATGGCCCAACACAGAAGTTTTTAGCAAGATTAGAGCAAGCACCAAATCTAAGTCAAGCAACTCAGATTAGTTTACCTAGAATGTCGTTTGAGTTTACAGGTCTTACATATGACTCATCTAGAAAGGTAACAACAACTCAAACAATAGCAGTTAAGAATCCAGACGACGGAACAGATATTAAAAAGGTATTCATGCCAGTTCCATATAATATGCAATTTGAACTTGCAATTATGTGTAAACTAAATGATGATGCATTACAGATAGTAGAACAGATATTACCTTACTTCCAACCACAATATAACTTGACTATCAATCTAGTAAGTTTGATAAATGAAAAGAAAGATGTTCCAGTTGTATTAGAAAATATTACAATGCAGGATGAATATGAAGGAGACTTCACATCTAGAAGAGTTTTATATTATACTTTAAGATTTACAGCAAAGACATACTTATTTGGCCCTGTTACTTCTGCATCCAAAGATATTATCAAGACTGCATCTGTTCGTTATCTTGCTGGTGGATCACAAAGCACACAGAGAGATGTTACATTCGCTGTCAAACCAAGAGCACTTAAGGATTACACCGATGATGTTGTAACGACTATAAGTGAAGATATAGATGCATCTCAGAAAACAATTAATGTTGCTGATGGAACTGAAATCACTGTTAATAAGTTTATCGATGTTGATGGTGAAGAGATGAAAGTTACTAAGATTACAGGTAACAAACTTAATGTTGAAAGAGGTCAGGATAGCACAATCGCTAAGACACATGTTAGAGGAACTGGAGTAAAAGGAATTGACTATTCACCTAGAGAAGATAGTAACCTAATCGAATTAGGTGATGACTTTGGATTTGACGGATCTTACTCATGAAAACTGACGGATTAGATGATGCTTTCAATGTAGAAACAAGTATTGTTCCTGCAGATATTGAAAAAGTTCAGAAAAAAGAAAAACCAAATGCAGACCATATTGGTAAAGACTATGAGTATACTCGTGGTAATCTTTATAGTATTATAGAAAAAGGTCAAGAAGCAATAAATGGTATACTTGAACTTGCTCAAGAAAGTGAAATGCCTAGAGCATATGAGGTTGCAGGTCAATTAATTAAGAACGTTGCTGATGCGACTGATAAGTTAATGGATCTTCAGAAAAAATTAAAAGATGTTAATGAAGAAGAAAAGGCAAAAGGCCCATCTACAGTTAATAATGCACTGTTTGTAGGATCAACATCTGAGTTATCCAAACTATTAAAAGCCCAGACTCAAAAAGAAGATAAATAAATCAGGGAGAAGAATCCCGAAGTAATATTTTACTCATACCATGACGGAGAAACTACCGTCTATAGATGACTTCTATGAAGAGTTGCCATCTGCAGACGAACTTATAATAGAAGAAAAATTACCCTCCGTGGATGAGTTTATAGAACCTCCGAGGCCTGAGGAAGAGATAGCAGACGCAATACAACAGAGTGAAGAAGAACCTGTAGATACTGCACCATGTTCCATAGAAGAACAGTATACTGAAATTGTTCGTTTAGTAAATGACGTAAGAAAAGATATACCAGAGATACCAGAAGTAAAATATTATGACAAACAATTAGAAGAGATAACTGAGTATATTGAGGAAGTTAAGGGAAGCATTCCTGAAGTTCCTGAACAGAAATCTTATGATGAAGAGATAGAAGTAATATGTGGATTGCTTGATGAGTTAAAGGGAGAAGTACGTACAAACGCTGCAGAGATACCAGAGATACGGTATTATGACGATCAAATTGAACGTCTTGAAAGTAGTCTCAAGAGTCTTCCAGAAATTCGTCACTATGAAGGTGATCTAACATCTATAAGAGATGAAATTGTTCTAATTAAAGAATCTATTCCTGTATTCCCTAAATGGGTAAATGAGGTCAATGAGGTTCCTGATTTTTCATGGATAGGAAAGCAGTTTAGTGTAATTGATGATGATTTTGTTAAAGCTGCAGACAATGCAGATTCTATCCGAAATAGAATTACCGAAGAGGTTAGACAATTATCAGAAGATCTTGAAACTAAAAGATTTGAGTCTAAAACAGAGATAAAAGAATTAACTGAGAACTTTACAGAGACGAAAGAAAAAATATATGAAGAGTTAAGAACTGCTGCTATAGGCATTCTTGATATCAAACATTCATTTAAGAATGATGATAGATTGTTAAAGAAACAGATTATGAGTAAATATAATCTGTTGAAGTTAAATGTAGAAGAGAAAATTGATACGTTCAATAAAACTAATGAAGACACAAAAGATCTATATGCAGGATACTTTGAATCACTTACAGAGGAGATAAGTAATCTACCTAAAGTCAAATATTATGAAGAAGATATTAAGAATGTTAGAGAAGAATTTGCGAAAGGTTTAGATTCTCTTAAGATTCTTGTTGAAGACATAAGACAAAAACAAAAATTAGCAAAAGATGAAATAGAAAATATACAGGAAGGTCTGTTAAATGAACCACCAGAGAATACACAATCAGTTGGAACTGATGAAGATCCTTTAGCACCATTAGACAAACAGTTTCCTAATTTAAAATCTTTAGCAGATCATTATAGATTATTCATCAATAGAACACAACAGCAACTTGCTGTAGTTGGTGGCGGTGGTGCTGGATTTATAAAAGATCTTTCTGATGTTAGTTTTACTGAATCAACAGGAACTAATAAGTTACTGATTTATAATGGTGATGAATGGGTTGGTATTGCAAGCACTGCACTGTCACCAATAATAACTTTAAATGATGCATTAACCAATGGTAATGTATCTGGTATTGGAATTAGTGTTGGAGTAGTTACTGCAACTAATGGATACTTTAGTGGTATCGTAACTGCTGCTCAACTTAATTATGATGTTGTAACTGATATCTATTCTACTGGTATTGTTACTGCAACCAAAGGAATACAAGTCACAACTCTTGGTCTAAATGTAGCATCTGGTATATCCACACTTACTGATGGCCTTCGAGTTGGTTCTGCTGCTACCATATATGCTAACGGTAATATTGCTGCTGCAGGAATTGTAACTGCTAATGGTGGGTTTGTCGGTGCACTAACAGGTAACGTAACAGGTAATGCTACTGGATTAAGTGGAACTCCCAATATTACGATAGGTGATCTTGTTGGTTCTAGTTTAGATATTTCAGGTAATGCGGATATTGATGGCACATTGGAGGCAGATGCAATTACCGTTGATGGTACTGCTCTAAACGAATATATTGCCGATACTATTGGTGGTATGGTCAGTAGTAATACTGAGTCAGGTATTACTGTTGCATATCAAGATGCTGATAATACTTTAGATTTCACTGTAGGAACATTAAACCAAGATACAACAGGAACTGCTGCACTTGCAGAAGGATTAACTGGAAGTCCAACTGTTACAGTAACGGCAGTAAACGTAGGAACTGCTGCTACGATTGCATCTAATGGTAATGCTACCTTCTCAGGTATTGTGACTGCAACAAGTTTTGTGGGAAGTGGAGCAAACTTAACGGGATTACCAGCAGGAGTAACAATTAATACGAATGCAGATAATAGAATAATAACTGGTTCAGATACTGCCAATACATTAAATGGAGAATCTGGTTTAACATATGATGGATCGACCCTTGCTGTTACTGGTGCTGGATCTTATACGGGCGACGTTACTTTAACCAGTACTGTTACTGATAGCACAGCAGGCCCAATAATTAATCTCTTCAGAAATAGTGCATCACCAGCCGACGCAGATTATCTTGGACAAATTAAATTCCAAGGTGAAAGTGATACTAGTACACAGAGAAATTATGCCAAGATAACTGGTAAGATTAGTGATGCTAGTAATGGCACTGAAGATGGTATCATTGAGTTTGCTCATATTAAAGCAGGATCTCAAACCATTACTGGAAGATGGAAAAGCACAGAACTTCAACTTCTCAATGGAACTGATTTAAGTGTTGCTGGAGACACGACATTTACAGGTGCTATTGATGCCAACTCAACTTCTGATTTTGGTGGAACAATAACATTAAGTTCAGGTCAATTTAATGTTGGAACTGCTGCTACCATATATGCTAACGGTAACGTAACTGCAGGTATTGTTACTGCAACAAGTTTTGTTGGTGATGGATCTGCATTGACGGGTGTTGGTGCATCGGAAGAAGATACTGCTGTTTCATCTACAAGTGCAACTACAGTTTTATCATTTGCGAAAGCAGATTATAGAGCAGCATTTATTAAATTATTAGTTACTCAAGGGTCAGCTTACCAGAGTGGTAAATATTCATTAATACATGACGGAACAACAGTCACCGTTGTAGAAGAAAACGCGATTGCTACAGGAT